TTCACAACCTTGTTGTGAAACTCAATAGGTGATGGTTTCAAAACCAATCACCTCTTAAGTGGAAAAGCTGTTAACCTTTTTACAGTCATAGCTTTCATTTAGTCCGCCAGATGGCGTTAATCTAAAAGAATAAAACCACTTGATTCAATCAAACTGAAACCAGTCTAAAAGAAGTTGTACAGGTAGTAGGACTGCTAAATGTAGCAGTAACATCAGTTGTAATAGCATCTGTGCCATTGCAACTAATATACAGGTTCGACGAAAGAAGGAGTCCAGCGACTCCTGCAGCGTTTGAGAAAAAACCTGTATAATTATTCTCAGACCCAGGATTTTGAGCAACACCATTTTTGGAGACAAACATCCCAATAAAAGTGATGCTGTCAGTAGCAGCTGTACACTGCACGTTGAAATCAACATCTAACAAATAATTTCCTGGGGGAGGGACAATTGATCCCGCCGTATTCACCACATTCAGCCCATTTGTAACAGGCAATGAGGTGGAAGCAGCTGTTGCCAACAATGGTTGGTATGCGACCGTAGTCGTAAGCGCTGCTTTAGAATCAGCCAAGTAAGTGACTTGGTTGTTCTGAGGAGCTGCAGCCGTATTTTCCAAGATAGGAATCATCAGTCTGCATGTGTATCTGACACGAAGTTCCATCATGTTAGGAACTGCTCCACCTTGACCAATTGTCGAAACAAATAAGTTTCCAAGATCATAGGTTTTTATGTCTGCGCCACCAGGGAGATTTCCCGGTCTCACATAGAAAGAATCATGATGCGATTGCAAAATGAACTTTGGAACATTGAGATTAACGGTCTGATAGGACATCCCATCAGCCATTGGCATAACATCCTCAGCCTCCTGCTTATTAAGCGGAGCCGGATCACTCGCATCTGCGTCAAATGACAAGATGACTTTACCAGAATTTGCATTGTTGGTATATTGGGTGACCTCTGGTTTGAGGTAGAACTCGAGCTTTTCGAATTCATATTTTTCCCATTGCTTTGCTTCAATTGCAAGCCAAGGAAATGTCGCAGCCTGTCCAGGATTGACAGCAAACTGGGTGGTGGTAAATACCACCGTACCAGCCACATCACCAATGTACTCGTCTTTTGTAACGGTTTTTGATGCTGTGTTGCGATTGAAACCCATCCTTTGAGAATTACCCAAAGGAACATCAGTGATCGTCCTCGTCTGATTTTGACGAGGAGCTTTACGACCCTGTTTCTTAGGTTTCTTTTGGTTCCTCCTTCTCTGAAGAACCTCGGCCTTCAACTCGTTCATAACTTGTTGTTTGACCTTTGCAATGTTAATTTGTCTAATCGGTTTCCCGAAACGGTTATTTTTAACCATTTTTTAAACAGAGATTTCGAATTTCAAGTTCCCTCTCTGTTTAACAAACATTAAACACTGTCCATAACTCTTCATAAGATACGTACTCACGCTCATATTCAAGAGTTAGACCATATTGATTACTGAGTTCCTTCATTCTTTGAAGGACATCGTTATAAAATTCCTGATCAACATGGATTTTGAGGAGTCCACCAAGTCTCTGCATTTCAGATTCTGGGTGCATCGTCTGCGATTTCTGGACACGTTTGTCCATAACATTCCTCATTTTTAAAGAGTCATAATGGACATCAGGTGTAAATCTGCAACTGCAGAAATCCATCTCGTCCCAATGAACTGGCTTCCCAGCCCACTTAATATTGG